GAAAAGAAAGCGGATTTTAAATTCAACATTTCTTCTATGTCACCTCAATATGCTGGTTCTTCGAATGTGCGTTTTTCCACACAAGACGAAGGGTCAGCTGTTTTAACATTCTTTTTAACAAAGGATGGAGCCGCACTGCCTTTAAAAGGAGCAACAGGGAAAATCGCCATGAAGATGGCTGATGGTAGTAAGTTTGTGGATGCTATCTCTATCCTTGATGTGGAAAAGGGAATTGCAGAATATATGTTAACTCAAGAACAGATAAAACATTTTGGTGTAGTTATCGCAGAGTTATATCTGAATTATGATAACGGTCCAAAAATATCTGTTCATCGGTTTAGTTTTACTATTGAACAAGCCTTAATCGATTCAGACCTACGTATGTTAACAGAATATTATATTGATGACTTTGAATCACTTAGAGTTGCTATAGCTGATATGGCTGATGAAACAAAAGAGGTTATTACTTCTGTAGGAACTAACATTGATCAGGTGAAGGAAATAGCAGAGGAGACTATCTCCTTAATTGAACAGCATCAAGTGGTAAAACGGAATGATGAAGGTATATTTAGCTTTAATATTTTTAACGAGGAAACAAGGCGTGTTTTACAAGGTTTGTCTCCAGGTCAAATAAATGCGGTCTTGGGTTTTTGGAACGTAATAAACGATAACATAATGAGACAAACAATTGATCCAACAAAATTAGCTGGTAGTAACGTAGTGAATGTCTTTAATCCAGAAACTTCAACTGATGGATACTTATTAGGAGGAACAGATTCAGAAACAGACTTAGGTCAGGATATCAAAATAGCAGATGCCAATTGGGTAATTTCTGATTATACTCAAGCAAAAGTAGGCGAGAGTTTCAATGTGGATGCAACGGGCAGTGCAAATAGTGTAGTAGCTCGAATTTACGATAAAGATAAAAAGCCAATAAGAAATATTAGGAACACAACGGCATGGGCTGGCATGACGGTGACAATCACTGACGCAAATGCAGCTTATCACCGTTTTAATATTCCAATAGATACTAAACCCAAAACGCAGAAAATGATTGCTGTAGGTACAACTTATCCAACATCATTTGTTCCCTACATGCAAACAGTTCTAGATTGGCTCGCATTTAAAGCTAAATCTATTAATTTATCTGTATTAGCTGACGAAGTAATCGCAGAAATAAATAAGACGGTGAAGGCAGACAAGATTGAAGGGACCACTGCTGTTACACCTTCTGCAAACTTATTAAATCCAGCAACAGTAACAGCAGGAAAGAGGATTGCAAAATCAGCAACATTTCCTAGTGGTGGAGAAATATTCGTTAATGATGCTAACTGGAGTCATAGTGATTTTATTCCGGCTTCATCAGGTGATGTATTTTCTTGTAAGGGTGTATATTCAGCAGGTGCAGTTATCGCGATGATTTATGATGAAAATAAAGTGCCGATTAATGCTGTTTCAGAAACAACATCATGGGTTACACCAAAAACAATTATTTTGCCAACTGATGCAAGAACAGCTTGGGTACGTTTCAACTTGAACACTCAAAATACACTACCTAGTGCCTTAATGATTGTAAAAGGAAATACGTACCCAACGGATTTTGTAACTTATACAGGTAATCTGAAAATGATTGATTGGTTTGCTCTTAAACCACAATCCGTTACAAAAGCAGAACTAAGTCCAGAGGTAAAAGCACCTTTGGATAATGCAGCAAAAGAAGTCAGAAAGTTTGTCAGTCCTCGTAACATCTATGCGCGTACTGACTATGCGGATGGAATAAGAGCGTATTTCCGCAGTATGGTTTCTGCTCCTGACTTGAATAGCCTTATCTATAAATCAACATATTTAGATGGTATAGCAAAGATTAGAGAAGACCACTTTGTTTTCTCGAAACAAACAACCGCCGGAACAAGAGGGGATACCATCTATATGTACGATGCAAAGACTGGCGTACTTGTGGATAGTAAAACCATAAACGTTGTATGGTCTGATCCTGCAACAAAATCTAATCCAGCAGCATCTAAAAATATTTTGTTTTTTGGGGACAGCTTTACACAGGCAGGAGTGTTTTCAAGGGAAATGAATGACTACCTTGTCACTCAAAAAGGATGGACAAACTATAAATTTATTGGACAAAAAACAACTTTTGGTGTGAATCATCAAGGTATGGGTGGCTATGCAATCTATGACTTTGTTAGACCTATTTCAGAACTACGTCCAGGATTTAATTCAAACCCTTTCTACAACCCAGCTACACAGAAGTTAGACTTTAAATACTTTATGTCCAATAATGGGTTTGCCGGGGAAATGGATTACATGTTTTTTGAACATGGGATAAATGATGTACTGACATATAACCGTACACCTGAGCAAATTGTAGGAGATATAAAGACATTCATTGACCAACTTCATGCTGACTATCCGAACTGTAAGATTCTAATAAGCGGTTTAGTTCCATTAAGTCCTTTAAACGATATGTACAGCGAGTATTTACACAGAAATAAAATTTTAGATGTAAATAAAGCTTACGATGATTTTGCAGCTCAGTCAGCTTATAGTGGCTTTGTGAAGTATGTTCCTGTAGCTACAGAGTTCAATGTCGATTATGCATATGAATATGAAATGAAAACTGCATACAAAAACTCAACAGAATTGAAAAAAGTCTTGAAGGATTGGCTTCATCCGTATGACCCAGGCTATTGTATGGAGGCCAATCAACAAATATCGGCATTTTTATCAGTTATATAGGAAGGAGGTAAGTGAATGGCTCTTCAAATAGTCTTTAATAAAGTTATTTATGGGGAAATAAGAGCATACAAAGAAGCTTATCTGCAAATAACGTATGTTTCTGGAACAAAGGATGGAGTGGAAATAACACTTAGTTTTTTTGATTCTTCTAATAAAGGTTTTGAACTTGAAAAAAGACAGTACAGCTTTATTCCTTCAGTAGAACCAGATGCAAAGGAATGGTTAACACAAGGATATGAATACTTAAAAACACTTCTAGAATTCGAAGATGCAATTGATATATTAGAAGAAGGACAAACACCACTCAATGAGTAGGTGTATTTTTTATGCCTTATTTAAATAAAAGATATCTTTAAAAGGGGAAAGCGAGGGAGAGGAGATGCCCATGCAAGTTGTAATTCCGTTAATTTGTGCAGTTCTAGGATTTGTTATCGCCGCAATGACTTTCGGGAGAAATAGAGATAAGGACATAAGACAAGATGCTGCTAATTCAGCTGTGATAGGAACTAAATTAGATAACATTAATTTAGGGGTTGAGAGCATTAGAATTGACCTAAAAGCAAATGAAAAAAGCATTAACAATCTTTCTGAAAGAATGGTCAGGGTTGAAGAAAGTAGTAAACAAGCACACAAAAGGTTGGACAGAATTACTTTGAAAGGCGGTGATAATAATGAATCTTGATAAAGGAACGGTAATTAGAACATTAGTATTGATTATAGCCTTGGTTAACCAATTCTTAGTTAGTTTTGGCCTTTATGAAATACCCGGGACAAGTGAGGATTGGACACACTTCCTAACAAATGCATTTACAGTTATTACAGCTGTTATTGCATGGTTCAAAAATAACTATGTAACTGCAAAAGGTAAGCAACAAAAAGATGTCCTGAAAGTAAACAATTTAACAAATGCAAAATGAGGCGCCTTCCACAAGGTGCCTTTTTATTTGGAGGTGGCTGCAGTGTTAAAGAAATTTAAATGGTTCTTCAGCAAAGTAGATCAAATTGAGCAAGACATTTTATTAGACGAAAAATATTAAAGGAGATGGTTTAAATGGTATTCGTACCAACTTATCATGAAAGAAATCTTAAAAATTTGGCGCAACTTGGTGATAATACAAAGATGGCTGCAATTACTTGGTACGCTTGGTTAATTGCAAATAAAATTGATGTACTTATTTATGAAACAATCAGATCGAAAGAAACTCAAGCTCAGAATGTTGCTAAAGGTGCTTCTGAAACAATGAGATCTTATCACATTGTTGGACAGGCATTAGACTTTGTTCCTGTGGATGGTAAAGAAACATTGTGGAATGGATATGGAACTGCAGAGATTAAAAAGGCAGTTGCTAAAGCGAAGGAACTTGGCTTTAAGTGGGGCGGTGACTGGACTTCACTGGTTGATAAGCCACATTTAGAGTTTCCGTACAAAGGATATGGAACAGATACTTTCAAAACTAAAGGTGCCACTATTTCTTTAGGGGTAACAGAAACAATTAAGGAAGAAGTTGCAGCTGTGATAGATGTAGTGAAGGTTGATACAGATGGCGATACGAATATTAAGAAGTTCCAAACCTTCCTAAATGGATACACAAAGAAAGTAAACTTCACTAAGCTAGTTGAGGATGGATATAAGGGTCCTAAAACAAAAGCTGCTGCTATTCGTGTATTTCAGTACTTCGCGAAAGTATCAATTGATGGTGTATTCGGAAAGAAATCTAAGGCAGCATGCCCTGTGGTTGAACCAGGTACGACTTGGAGTAAGTGGACTCGACTTGTTCAAGGGATGCTGTACTACCATGGATATGACCCTAAAGGTTTGGATGGGATTTATGGAACTGGATGTAAAGCTGCAGTTAAAGCATTCCAAAAGGCCAATGGTCTAACTCAAGACGGAGAAGCTGGACCAAATACTTTTGCTAAGTTTTTTGCATAATACAGAAATATAAGTAGTATTATAATTGTGAATACTCGTTCCACATGCTGAATTGCCCTACTTTTCGAAGTGGGGTCTCTTTTTAACATTTTAAGAATAATTACATATAATAAAGGGACCCTGTCAAATATTCACCTTCTTATTATTGTTGCATTGCCTCTACACTATTTGTAGGGGTTTTGTTGTATAAGGTGTTATAAATAAGGATATTATAATAATCATCCAGATCTGTTTCATTGACGATGCCTTACACTTCGGAGTAGGGCATTTATTTTATTGCATTATCGTCACCAATAACTTTTACTTGAATACTATACAACTGGGTATTGGTATAACTCTTGACTCATCTCGTTGCTCCACAAATGTGGGGCATTTTTAATTATGGCGAATGGCATTGTTGGTTCGGCAACTTTTGCGAAGTTCTTTGCATAATTAAAAACACTTGGAGCGAAATATTAATGGATGTGTTAATCATCCTTCACGCTGACTGCCTTACTCTCTGGAGTAAGGTTTTTTATTTA